AGAAGATCCAATGCCCCTAGCTTTAGCTGCCATCTGCTGCCCTTTACTAAGCGCTACAGTTTGTGGTGTCGGAGGAGTCCCCGCAGGCCCACCCCCCGTGAGACCAAGGCCACCACCCTGGCCTTTAGCAATATTAGATCCACTACCATTAACGTTAACAGTCGTAGCAGTAACAGTCATCGTCCCAGTAGTCGCAGAAGTAGCCCCACCCCCAGGCCCCCCAGACCCAGGCATATTCATCGACTTACCCCGACCACCCCAAAAACTATAACCCTTACCCTTAGCAAAACTACTCTGAGACCCAACACTCTTAACAGCCTGACGACCCAACAACAACGCAGCAATACCACCCATACCCTGCATCTGGTCCATAACACCACCAGACTTCTCACCAGGCCCCTTCTTCCCACCAAAAAGAAGTTTCGCAACAGGACCAGCAATATCAACAATCTGCTTAGCAATATTAGCGATCATATTAGCGATCATTGTCAAAGCAGGCATAATGTCAACCAGAATCTGCTTCATACCCTGGAACAACCGCTGCCCCTGAGCAAAAATCTTGCTAACAGCCTCACCAAAACCAACAAACTCGCTTCTATTATCAACAAGGATCGTACTCAAACTGCTTATTGATTCGCCAAAGCCACCAAAAATCTGAGAAAAAATCGGCGCAAAAGAGTCAATAATAACCTGGCCACCCTTTTTCAAAGGCTCAAGATAAGCAACAAAACTCCGGAAGCCGTCTCTTAGCCCGCCGCCCCACTCACCAATCTTCGACAAAAAACCTTCCGCTTTAGGTAAATACTTGCCAAAGAACGTGGCAGTCCAATCAATCAGTTTCCGTGAACCCTCAACGAGACCTTCGATAAAGGAACCTGAGTCGTAGGCACGCAAACTTGCGCCGATTCGCAGGAGACCGACACGCACAAAACCATAGATTTTATCAAGAGCGGTTTGGACACCAGGGAGGAAACTTTGCCCCATGTCGGCACCTAGGCTGAAAATTTTAGTTACATATCCTTTGAGTTGGCCGAACAAAGTGTTATTAACGCCGTCTAAGAGGCCGGTGACATTCTTGTTGAGTTTCCCTTCTTTCAAAGCAGTAAGGAATCCTTGTTCGGTAGTAGCGCCAAGCTTCTGGGCGTTCTTAATAGCGACCTCGAACTCGGAGCCGAGGTCACCAGCATTTTTGGCCATTTCCCCAGTGATTTTGCCGTTCTTGCGGAGCTCGCCTAGGAACGTTCCGGCAGCTGCCATTCCTTTTTCCATGTCTCCAGAAGCGACAGCGAAGTCACCCATAGCTTTAAGAGACGCACCCATATCGCCGGTATAAGAAGCGCTTTTGGTGATACCTGAGAAAGCTGCGCTCACACCTTTCAAACCGAATACTGCAAGATCCGCATCGGATTGGATGCTACGCAAACCGCCGATAGCCATCTGCTGCTTGTTGCCAAGAGCCCCAGCCTGATAGTTCACAGCGGCCATAGCACCCTGGTACTGGCGGTAGGCTGCAGCGCCTGTAGCGGCAGCAGCAGTGACGATAGCCATGGCACCAGCAACACCAGCAAGGGCAAACTGCCAGGCTTTAGCGGCATAGGCACCAACCTTAAAAGCCAGTGTGATTGCCACTAGCCCGGCTGCGGCGATAGCTGTTTGAGCGGCGAAAGCTTTAAATATAAACGCAACAGTTTTGTCTAGATAGTCAGCGAATTTGCCAATCAGTTTTCTGTTTGTTTTAAACGAGCTGCCAAGATTTTTATTTGACTTGTCAAGCTTGTTCGTGTCTTTTTCAAGCGCTTTCGCTTGAGTCCCCATAGCCGCCAACGCTGCTGATGTTTTTTCAAGGTCTTTGGTATTAGCGTCAATATCAATTTTGATATGAACTACTTCATCAGCCATTAGACCTACCCCCCATCAAAGGGTCAAAAGAATTTCTGCTATCTTTCATTACGCTTACGCTCAGCTTCAGAGTCAGCTGAAGTAACTTTAGCGCACGCTAAGAGTATAGCCCACTGTTCATAAGTGGTATCTAGTAGATCTAACGGATTGCACCCGTAGGCCTTAGCCAACCGAGCCGAAGTGATGATCCAAGGATGCTGCTGAAGCTCCCCAATCACCTCACTGTAGGGTCCGCTTCCTCTTCCGAATTAACATCATCACCATACCCAGCACGATCCATAATCGCAAGAGCCGCAGCCTCAACGTGAGGATCAATACCAAAGAAAGCAATCACACAATCAGGAACAGGAACCTGCGTATCAGTCATCTCCAAAAGCTCACGAGAAGCAAAAGAAATCGAAGCACCCTCAGCGTTCGTCACTTCTTCACCACGCAAAAAGATACCAGTAGTCGTAGCCGCAATAACACGGGCAGCGAACTTCGTCGCATCCATGCCATCCTTAGTATTATCACCAGCCTGCTTACGCCACTGCTTCATCTGCGACTGCTGAACATTCGGAGAAACCCGAACAGTAACACCAGGACGCTCAGGAACCTCAATAAAAACGTCCTGACGGCGGACATGCTTAGAAACAACTTCGCTCAACTGGTCAAGCAGATTCTGCTCAACAGTTTCCTCGACAGCTGCTTCCTCAGCCTTCTCAGGCTTAGGAGAAACAGAACCAAATTCGTATGTGTCATTCATGTGCAGAACTATATCAACAAGTTCTGCACATGTAAAGACCCGGTCAGGTAAAAATCTTGACGACCAGGATACTTAGATCAAAAATGTTGTAGCATCTCAGATCGCAGTACCAGCAGTCGTCCGACCCGAAACTTCACTAACAGAGAACGTCAGAGAAAAAGTTGCAGGAGCCCCAGAAGAAGCATCACCCTCAGGCTCGGTCACACCAACCAGCAAAGCCAAAGGATACGCCCGCTCAGTACCAAAAACCTTCAAATCACAATTCAGATCATAAATGCTCAGATTGTAATAAACCGAACCAACCATCTGACGAACAAGCTTCAAAGCCTCACCATCACGATTCGGGTCATAATGACGAGTCATTGTCATGTCACCAATTTCAGCCGGAGCACAAAGTGTCTCAGGGAACTTAGCGCCACCGTCATAGACCTTTTCGACAGATGCGGTAATCTCGCCACCGGACACCTGAGCAAAATAGCCATTAAACTTAGGACCCGTATTTGCAGCCGCCCCAGTTTTAGAAGTTGGTTCAATATCTGCGACAACCTGCCGCTGCGAAATCTTATTTGACATTTTTCCTCCGGTCAGACAACGCTACTAGTCAAATTGGACTTGATTACATCAATTTCGATGCGATCCCCAACGCTGGACACACGGACACCGACCTTAGCCTTCACGATGCCTTCAGCTAGTTGCGTAATTGGATTAAGCGCATCAGAAACCTCAACCGAATAACCTGCGTCGATTTGACGCCCGTCATCAGCGAAACCTTCATAAAGGCCACCAGCAGAACGGATCGGCTCAAGGATGTTGATTAGACGTGCCTCAACCCGACCGAACACTGAACGACGCCCATCGATAGTCGAAAACACGAGATCTTCAAGCGACCGATTAGCCTCAGAAGCAATATAGTTCAAAGTGTCACGAGCTGTGATGTACCGGAAATTATCGGCATCAGTCGAAGCTGAACGGGCACCATAGATCCGTACCGTGTTCTGAATGATGCGGATAGCGTTAATCCCAGCCTCATCAAGACTGTCTCCGAAAGGCTTAGGAGTCGCTACAGAAATACCAGTCACAAAATTGCCGACCGAGATGATACCAGCAGCAGCCTGCCAAGCCCCATACTCGTTATGGGCCTTAGAACGCTTTGCCGCAACATAACCCTCAGGAGGAATCGTAAGCGTAACCCCACCAGCAGCAGGAATTGTGACATACGGGTAATAGAAAGCCGCATTAGCACTATCCGGAAGTTCACGGACAGCAGCAATTGCGTTTTCAGCCTGTAGAACAGTTGTGAAGCTTGGATCGAGTCCCAAAAGAGCAATCCGGTTATTAACCGAACCATGCTCCAAGATCGCCTCGTAAACAGTTGCTGAAAACTGTCCAGGGATCGAAACAGCGCCAGCACCATAAGCGATATCGAACAGCTCAAGCGCATCAATATAATCCGCATCAACAAGAGCATCTTCGATTGGGTCAGCTTCCTCACCACCGTCAAGAGGAACTTCTGACACCTCAGCCAAAGTAGCTGAAGCATTCGAAGTGCTCGCAGTCACATAAAGCTTAGCGACCTGAGAAGTATTGATCTTCTCAGTAACCTGAGAAGCAGCAGTCACAAGATCAGTCGAATAGACAAGAATCCCATCGTCATAAAGACGAACCGTGAACTTGCCTACAGAAGTCAACGAATCTGTAGAAGAAACCGTCAGGTTATCCGACCATGCGCCAGCATTTGCAGCCGTAAGCGTCAAAGCCGCCACGTCTTCATCGTCAAGCAGGTCAAGAACACCAACGTCTTGAGCGTTCGAAACACGAACAACATACGCCTGGGCCCCACCCTCCTCAAAGAAAGTCTGAAGCTGCTGGTACAAAGTGAAATTCACATCGTACCCGCCGTAAATCGATTTAAACGCTTCAAGCGAACGGACCATGCGGGCCACATCAAGTGGGCCACGCTTTGAAGTTCCGGCGACAAAAAATGTCGACGCAGGAGCGATGTTGGTTGCAGTGGGAGCACTGCGAACCGCGGTGTTAACGACTACACCCGGCATAGACTTTCCTCCAACCTCATAGAATCGGCTACCTTAAGTTGAGGCATAGAGAGAGTTTACAGAGAGGCAACGATCTACAGTGTAGGTTATTAAAAGTCTGGGTCAGCCGGTGTAGGCAAAGGCAAAGTTTCAATATCAAAAGATTCCAACTCGGCGATACCACGCCGAGAAACAGTCTCTTGCAAACTCAAATCATAACCAAGATAAGCCCCAGCCATAACCCGCTCACCTTTCAAAGGAGTCAGATCAGACCACTCCTCCGTAAGAGAACCCTCTTCCAACAAAACATCCCTATCTTCAGTATCAGCATAAGTTAAACACGGGTAATCCAAAAGAGCGGACCGCACCACCGTCGTCAAATTATCTCGGGTTTTAGTACAGATCTCAGGACTATCACCACGACACCAAATGTAAGTACGAGTAGAATAAGTGACCTTATAAATAGGGTCACCATCCATCTCATAATCAGAACGCAAAAACGTCTTAGTGCTTGTCACGATTGTATGAATTGAAGGCCAGGCGTCAATAGCGACCGGCTCATAATCAAGATATTTGACAGGCTCAGGGAGCAACTCATCATCAAGATTCCAGGCGTTACGATACAACTGCAATCTGCTAGGCAGATCCGCTTGAAGATAACTCGTAACAAATTCCTTTGCCACACGAGGGCCTTGCATAGGTGACCATTCAATAGTCATGTATGAAACAGTCCCCCTCTAACAATGTGGCTTGCAGCGGCCTCTCCTACTTGTTTAGCAAACCCGGCAGGTTCAAAAACAACCTTGCGTTTAGCCATCTTCGTAGTCCCATACTGGTGAAACTTCGCATACTCCACATTAGTTCCAAATGTCGCAGATTGCGGTCCGATCACATTAGGGGGACCCGACAGTGTCGAAAGCGAAGAAAAAAGTTTTCCTGTTCGACGCATAATCGGCCAGGCGTAACGATCTTTACGAGGGCTCCACCCGCCAGAAGGAAGCCCACTCGAAGTAAAATTCTCGGCATTAGATAACGCCAATAACCCTTTAGCGTAACCAAAAACGCCGACATAGCTTACAGACCTGGCTTTCATCAAAGCCAAATACTCTTCTGGTTTAGCCGCATCGTATTCAACTTTTATCGATAGGTCCATTATCAGATCTGCTTCCGACGGAACCTATCCACAGATTTCAATTCAGCCTCAGTAAACCCAGTACTCATAGGAGACACATCTTTAGGGTTCAAATCCTTAATACCGACAACATCATCATGCATATTCTGGGCTTCACGCGAAGCAGCACGAAGAATCAACAATTTGAAAATCTTATTGCTAGGCCCATCCAAACCAGCAACATAAGTTACCGTCACCAGATCATTAGACCAAACATTATAAAGATCAATCCCGAAACGTGAATCAATGTAATCAACGCCAGGTATCTGAGCTACCGCAGAGGCACCCAACGATTCGGGAGTCACGCTTGCCCCAATGACAGACAGGACTGGGGTATTGCGGAAATAGACTGTTACTGGGGGGCTTAGTAGCTGGGCCGGTGATTGCACTGCAGAAGTTTGCCCACCATAGGGGCCAGTAGGTCCAAGCCCGTACAGGGTTATAGAACCTAACGGTAAAGGTTCCTCAGTTAGTGACAGCCGGTACGTTTCAGTGAACTCGGTTATCTCAAGAGGTTTCCCTATAAAAGATTCGAGTTCAGACTGCAAACCTTCAAGGATGTAACCAGCAGCAATTTTTTGCCTATTAGAAAAGGCAACATCCATATAGTTTTGGAGGTCTTCGACCTCTACAAGCATGTCAGTCCTAGGTTCTAGCGACGACGGCTACGGCGACCGGTACTAACTCCGCCTGCAGCTGCACGAAGGGCGCGAGCGGCACCACGGCGAAGCCGGTTAACGACACTAGGCCTACGACTTGAAGCCCTGTTTGTGTTAGGGGCAGCAGCAGTGCCTCCAGATGGTGTGGCTGCTCGCCTTGCAGCTGCAGCCCTAGCCTCACCACGCTGAATCCTGCCAGCACCAGTGTTAGTCACACCAGCGCGAGCCAAACGCTCATCACGGCGGGCAAGACCCCTGCGACGTGAACGCTCATTCTCAACAAAGTTAAGACGGTCACGAAGACGCCGACGGGGGCGTGTAGGACGAGGATTGCGGCTAACAGTCAAATTTTCAGTCCGGCTAGGACGCTCAGACAACTCTGTATCCCTTGTATCCACCGGATCAATTTTACAAATCATAAAAACTCCCAAAATTTTATGCGACAGCCAATAACACGCCACACATAACCGGACTAAGGCTAAAAGCAAACTTTACTGCCAAAAAGGGTTACCATAGTTGAGGTTCCCTACTTATCAGCATTAGGCGGCCTCTCAATAACCGGAATCACAGAAGTCGCACCAGCCGGAGCCTCAACAGGAATCCACGCCGGAGAATAAGAATAATCCGCAATATTACGCTTTTTAAACAAAGTGCCATCCATCAAAAGCTCAAACTCATCAGACGACATGCGAAGCAAAACCTTCAACTCGCCATCATCCCACCTACCAGACCTAACGAGCTTTTGAACCAGACGAGAAATCTGCTTAGCATGAGGAACACCCCTAGAGCGGTTCACACGCAAATGCATAGCCATAGCTTCGATCTCATCAACATCAACAATCTGCACAGGCACATACTCGCCCAGAACTTTAC